TAATTGATATACTCATACTCTTTAATGATGAATTTTCCGGCTGTGGAAAGAAGCTGTAACGCCTCATTACAAGCCTGGGGCATAGCATTGATGTATTCCATATTGGCTGAATCATTCGGCAATGATGTGGATGATCCTGATATGGAAAACATCTTCTGTAAAGTTGCGTACTTAATATCCTTCCAGGTTGTCATTTCAGACCTTCTTTCTCCTAGTCCTCTTAGGGGTTTCCTTAACCTCTTCGGTTTCCTCTGCAATAGGCTCTGCCTTAACAGGGGCTTTCTTCTCGACTGGCTTATATCCAAAAGCCTTTTCGTTCATTACGTAGGTTACTTCTACAAGCTGATTACCAATAGTAATCTGATCTCCAACCTTTAACATAATCTCTCCTTAAATAAAGGGACCGGATTTTGCTCCGGCCCCTCTCTCAAAACTATCAAAGTGAAACGGCGTCACTATCAGATGATCCGATAAGTGCAACATGGCGCCAGTTTGTGAAAGCAAGTGAATATCTCTCAAAGCCGTTGTAAACCATGTTACGTGACTCAACCTTAACCTCATTCTCGATATCAAGAGGAGTTCTGCTGTAGAGCTTAGTTCCCTGAAGCTCCTTCAGTGCTTCGCTTGACATGATGATAAGAGGATGATTGGTTGCGCTGATTGTAGGTGTCCAAAGAGGATTTACAATGAGTTTCCAGCGGCCTCTCTGTGTGTTGATATCGTTGTTGTTTGTTCCAACTTCGCCGTCAGATCCGATAACTCTCTTTACGAAATCCTCATACTCAGGATCGTTTCCAGGTACGATGATTGTGTCTGCTGTGAAGCCAAGAACCTCACCGCGATCATCCTTAAAGTTTCTCATTGCATTGGCAACCTTGTTGAGAACAGTGGTGTTGCTGCCGAGTACGTTTGAGAAGTGGTTGCCCTGTGTAACGCCCTGTCCAGCGTTCTTCAGAGGATGTGCAGAATTGAAGAGTGCAAGTGCGTCAGCACAAGCAATATCAAGTCCGGACTGTCCGCCGAATGTCATTGTAGTTGTTGATCCGATAGAAGATGCAAGTGCAGCGGTAACGAACTTAGCTCTTGTTCTCTTGGAAGCCTGAACAAGGTTTACAACCTTCTGCTCTGCATCGTCCCACATATTATCGTCTCTCATTTCCTTAGAGATCACTACGCTCTTAGAGAATGTGTTATGCGCGATAAACTTTGCATAACCCTCAGCGTATGTGTCCTCAGTAGCATCCTGGCCCTCAGCCTTGATGTCATAGTCACCAAGTCCGCCCATTACTGTGGACTTCTCGCCCCATCTCTTTGACTTCTTCTCAACAACGATCCCCTTAACAAGGTCGTCATACTTGTTCTGCTGCGCGTCTGCGTCATAAATCTTAGCGTCCAGAATGGTAGCCCACTCGTTCCACTGATCGCCGTTTTTAGTATTGTCTCTTACTGTAACTGCCATAGTTGTTATCCTTTCTTCGCTTTAAGCGTCTGGTTGTACAGTGCTTTAAGCTCCTTGTCTGTCTTTTCAGGGAATCTATCTCTGAAAGTTTCAAGCATACTAGCCGGGATATCTTCCAGCGTGTCACTTGCAGTAAGACCGGCAGCATTGCTTAAATGTGCCTGTCCTTTAACCTGATTGACTACTGCCTGTCTAGCGGCTGCTGTCTTAGAGCTTGAAAGCCTGTCAAAGTTTACAAGTTTGTAGGCATCCACTAACCTCATGCCAGACCGTACTTTTTCAAGCACCTGTGGGAATGAAGGATCATTCATAATAGCGTCTTTAGAAGTGAGTGTAGGGTCCAGCTTTAATACTTCTGCTATGTCCCTCTCTACTTCCTGTTGCGCTCTCATGTTGGTTAGCTCTGCCATCTGTGCCTCTGCCTGTCTTACGACTGGGCTGTTGGCAATAAGGTTGTCAATCAGACTAGGATCTATATTATTTTCCTGTAGCTTCTGCCTAGCCTGGAGTCTCTCCTGGGCTGCCATAGCGTCCATATAGTCCTTTGCGCTTCTGATTGGCTGTCCGGTCTCTGGATTGTTATATCCACCGAACTGCTTCGCATACATGGCATCAATGTCTGCGGCTCTCTTCTCGGCTGCTTCCATACGTCTACGCATATCTGCGAAAGCTGCGTTTACTTCCGGTGATTGAGGTTGAGGATCAGCGGCTTCCTCAGTTACGCTTTCTGCCTCAGTCGGCTCGGTTTCTTCGCCTTCTGTTTCAGGTGCAGCGACTTCCTGAGTGTTTTCGCTTCCGCCTTCTCCCTCACCATCAGCGAAAAACTGAAGATTCATGGGTACAAGGTCTTTAAATTTCTTCATATTCAATTCCTTTCGTTTCGCATTTTTGCCCTATTGCTGGGAATTTAAGGTATAAAAAAAGAGCATTACTGCTCTGTACCTCCGGCTTCGGAGTCCTCCACTATGTTTCCAAGCGGGACATATTCGCTTTTAACTTCCTTGCCGTTATTCTTGCAATCCTTCTTCCGGCAAGTAAAAGTCTGTTTTGTGAATATCTGTCCTTCATTCTGCACGTAGCTGGTTGACAGTATTCTCATTTCTGTATTACATAAGGGGCATTTCATTTGGCATACCTCCCTCCTGTGGTATCTGTTGAGGCATTTCAGGCATCTGCTGTGCCATCTGCTGTTGCTGGCTTATCCTGTCTTCCACAAGATTGAGGATGACTGAAGCATTTGGATAGCCATTTGCTTTCATAATGGTCCAGTAAGCTCTTGCGGTTTCAAGATCACCAACAGGTCCAAAGGCACCAGACTGCAACTTCATATCTGTCTGATTCCACATTGCTTCTCTGTTCTGCATAAGAGTTGATGTAGGATCAGTCTCAAATATAAATTCATCGTCCCAGTAAAATTCACCGTTTGCGTCAATCCTTAAAAACTCTTTACGGTCTAGCTGGTCGTGTTCCGGCTGTCCGTCCTTATCAGTTGATGTGATAGGTGAAGGATATTCTGAGAAGGCAAGCCAAAACTTAAACATGATCTCATACATTTTGGCGTATGCTTCGTTTTTAAGTGTTCTCTTAGAGTCCAAACGTCCGGCAGCCTGATTGATCGCATACTGTTTAGCTGTTCCAGTCCTTGCTGAAGCGTCATATTTACCCTGATAAGAGTCTGTAATACCAAGTGCTGACTTAGCCCAGTTATAGTTAGTCTCCAAATAGGTTTGATCGTACTGAATGTTAGGCTGAAGGTTCATTACATCAATCAATGACTTCTGACCGGCATTGTCTATTCTGACAACGTTAAACTGCTCTCCGTCCTTCTCTATTTCCAAGTCTCTCGGAAGAGTCACAAGTGATCCGCCCATAAGGAGCTTTTCGTTCATCTGTGTGCCAAGTTTCTTGATTGTGTCCTGCTGGTCTATGATTACCTTTACATCAGACTCACCAAGGAGCTTGTTCTGTGCTGTGATGTTCTTCCTCAGAATTACCGGATATACGTTAGGCTTGTAGTACGGTATCTTCTTCTTTTTCCTCTCGATAGTCATTTGAGGCTTTCCGTACTCGTCAACGACTGGATTTCCCATTTCATCAACCATAGGTGACTCTGAGAAATCGTAAGGATCTACTTTTCTAGGCTCTCCCTTAACTTTAATCTCGATAGCGTCAACCAGCTCTTCGTAATCCTCTCTGGTCTTCTTAGACTTCTTAGACCCACATTCAGGGCACTCACCATTTACCATGACTGCGCCACACTTAGCACACCTATCAAGGTATCTGGCCTCATACTCTTCAAGGTCCAGTAACTTAACATAGTCACACCAAGCAAAAATACCTACTCCGCCATCTTCATTGCGGTAAAATGCGGTATTTACTGTCACAAGATCATCATTTGTACTAGCGCCCTCAATGCCTTCTGTAAGGTCATTAGAAACGTCATTTGTACAGTCTGTAACGTCTTCTCCGTAAACTCTCTTGACTGTGTTCTTAGTCATAAGTTCCTGGATAAAGAAGTAGTCCATTTCGTCAAAGTCGATCACGCCAGGCTGGGGGATTATCTTCTTGGGATGAATCTCTGTTATCTTTAAATCGCCCATTTCTGAGTGAAGTCCTCTCTTAACATCCCACTCAACTCTTGTAAATGATCCTCCAACAATGGGCACTGTCCTCTCTACGGAGTCATTCATAAGCACAAGGCCACAAGTTTTTACCTTGTTTTCCAAGAATTTCTCCATTTTCTTCGCCAGTTCATCATCTTCAGGGTGAATCGCCCTTATCCTCGGCATGGGAATTGAGGAATCTACCTGAGACTCGATAAGTTCATAGACAATATTTCTGACATTTGTTGCCAGCTTTGTAGGATCTGTGCCCCTGTTAGGGTCTGCCTGTACGCTACGATCGCCGTCATAGTATTTTTCATAGGTTTTCATGGCCTTTAGCTGGTCTTCGTATTGAGTTCTGGCAAAATCCAGCTTACTCTGCCATTTCTGTACGTCTTTTGGCGTTTCTAGCTTGTCTTTTGTCTTGTTTATCATCTTTTTAAACCTCTCAAACATTACTTAGGCTCTCCCCATATCGAAATAAGGTATTTCCTGTCTGCTGCATTTGCGTTTTTATAGTCTTCCCACTGGTCTTTACGCCATTTTTTGCGGTTATCTGCCTTTTTTTCATGCCCTCCATGAGTCCAATAGATGCAGTAATACCTGAGTCCATCAACGGAATGTGTCAAATCGTGCGGATCTTTGGCGTAAATGTCCGGTTTTTTCTCGTCATGTTGAATTTTCTTTAAGCTATTCAATAAATTAGGCGCACATTTGCGATATATCGTCAGCTTAGACTTCTGTCCTTCTCCATGTGCTGTGTTTTCCTTAATAGCCATACATCCGGCTTTAAAATCATTGTTTACTTTAGTCAAATAAAGACCACATTCACCAAACAAGATTGCTCTTGATTTACCGGTTTCCTGTGATCTGTTCCATAAATCAGGTGGTGCTAGGTACTGCTCCACCCTCGTTATCTCTTCTCTGTCAATAAGCTCCTGTGTTACCCTCATTATCCTGTCTGCTGCGGCACTTATGATAAGATTTGGCTCATATTCCTCATGTATTATCTGAGAATTACCAAA